GGCTGAAAGTAGATTGCAGGTTCTCTTTCCCCAGCAGGCGTGCATAGCGTTTGTGCAGCCCCTCGTAGGTGGAGGGGCTTAATCGAAAAAAGGCGTTTCCTTTGCGTTATGTTCCTTTTTTTTCTTGTCCTTGGGAGGGGTATCATCGTCATCATCTTCAGGGGTTGTAGGGGGAATAATAGACGGCTGCTGCCTGCGCTCTCCTACTGGCATATTGTATTTTTCTTCAAAATATGCAGGATCTACCTCATAGTTGTTGAGTACGAGTTGTTCGTAAGCAACCTGCTGCTCTGGTGTGTAGTCCTCACTATAGTCCCACTCAAAGCGGATTCCTTTGAGTGGAAAACCATGCCGTATCATCCGTGGTATCAGCTGGTTATTAACTATGTCGCGCAGCATGTCGCAGTCAGCCTCGACGAGGTTTTGGAAGACTTCGAGGTGAGTCTCCGACTGGGAGAGCGAAGAACCGTCCTCAATGGTCATGGTCTGTCCGATGATGAGTTTAGAGAGTTCGGAGTTCGCGCGGTCAATACGGCGGGCATAGACATTGAAGGCATCGCCCGTTGAAGATTCTACAACTTCTATTTCTGTTCCCTGTTGGAATACGCCCCATCCTTCTGTACCCATTTCCGCCATCATCTTCTCCATTTTGGAGAGTTCCTTCTCGTCGCGTGTGGTGGTGCGTGCGATGCGCATAGGCATACCGAAAATTTCAGCGAAAGTGTCCCAGAACGCCAGTGCGTTCTTCTTGGGAATGGTCTGTGTGGCCGCCTTCAGGTAGAGCCCGAGGCAGTCCGGCTGTCCTACCTCGATGAGCCAGTCGGCAAACGGAGGGCGGTGGTAGTCAATGCCCGACTTCCAGTCTTCGCCCAGCTGGGCAACCACCCTGCCGTATTCCGGAATGACGTGCTTTCGAGGTATCAGCGTCGCTCCATTGTAGGAGAGACGGTCATTGGAGTCGGTCGTCAGCTCTCCAAGCTCGATAAGCGAGTGTCCCCAATAATTAGCATCGAGTGCGAACTTCATGAGCCGCTTAAACCAGGATGTGTTGAAATACTTTGCAGACTCCTTATCCTCGTCCCCTTTTTCATTGACCAATTTGAACGAGCGCGAAAGAACGAATCCCTCCCGCTGCTGGATACAACCAGAGAGATGAAGGTCTATATCAACATCTCGATAGATGTCATAGAGCCGTTGACGGTTAGGGTTATCGACATTGATGGCCATTTGCCAGGCTATACGCCAGTCGGCTATATCTTTTCTCGTGAGCGAGTCCGTTGTGCGCTGCAGTTCCATCACCGTTTTTTGGAATCTTTTTGCGTCGTTCTTTGCCAGGCGTAGCGGTCCGAATGGAGTCTGCACGAGTGTCTTATTGCTTGTATTTCTATTTTTTGCCATGGTTTTATTACTTCGTTGAATGTCTGTGGCGGTTTGCTCACCAGTTGTTTCTTTGCTTCTTTTGGCTGCCATATTTTATGGGCATGCCAATTGCGTCTCCGTTTTCATCAATGGCGAGTGGCAGGTCTGGTATAATTTTCCCAGCCTGCACCCCTTCCAGCCACTTGATGGCCCGCTCGTAGCGTTCCTTGCGTATTTCCATCCCCATCTTCTGCGGTGTGGACGCAGCCATGTGGTAGATGGCAATGTCGCAGGTGTACATCACTACGAGCCTGTTGCGGTCGGCAGCTGTCGCGCTGAATACCGCATTTGTGTTATACTTCGGCCGGAGATAGCCGGCAATCTCTTCTATGGCCTCCGTTTCGGCGTTAGCTCGGTTCTCCTCGCTGACCTGAGATATCACCTTCAGAGCCTGATCCCCAATGACCACCCTATAATCTTCATCTGTGATAAACATAAGCCTACAATGTTGTGTATAACGCTTTTTTTTCGATATCCTCTATCGTTGTACCTCGTCTGAAGATACCATGCGCCAGAAACTTCTTTATTTCCTTTTTGGATAAGACTTCAAGTTTTTTGTTGATAACCAGCACCATGTATTTTCGGTGCGTGATATGATGAAAGTGATCTGCCTTTTTAACGGCTCGTTTGAAACGGAAGCCAAAGATTAAATCTTTAATAAGTCTGTACATGATTACCATCGATTTTTGGAGGTCGGGCGTTTGCCGAACCTCGGTGAATAAATCTGTTGTCTTGTATTTTTTTGGAGGATATAGATAGCTCCCTCGTCTGCATCAGGCGCATCATCATTACCAGACATCCCTTTCTCGAAGGCAAGTGTCTGTTCGACACCAGCCTGCATATCTGGGTCTTCCTTCTGCGAGATGTCGTAGTAGACAAATCCCCGTTCCCACAGTGGACTGATGGCCTCGACGCGCTGGAACTTGTCAGGCTTTTTGCGTGTATCGCCTGTAATAGGCAATTGATAGCCTCGGATCTCTCCCTCCGTGGTGAACTCATCGAGGAGAATATCCTGCATGAAGCTTGCTTCGATGGCAAAGCGTATGGCAATGCCGATTTCTTGACTCCATTCGTAGAGGTCGTAGCACCAGCGGACGAGTTCGGCTACGGAAGCCTTCCGCACAAAAGCGCGCAGATGCCACAGGCTGGTTTTGTGTTTGCCCCAGAGCTTAGCGGCCTTGGTGTCGTTGGTCTTCTTGCTTTTCCACGACGGGTCGATATAGAGGACAAATTCGGAGAAGTCTTTCCACGCTGGCCGTTTTGCCCAGCGTATCCACTCTTGCCGAAAGACTGTCCCCTCGACGATTGGATTGTGCATCATCTCTTTGTTCCAGGCGCGATAGCCCACGAAGTCGGCATATACCCGAGCTTCCTCCTTCGTCCACTTCTCGCGCCATACAGGATTGCCTTCGTTATCTACGGCATATATGGTTGAGACATGTACACTTTTTATCTTGCAGATGTTGGCCAGCACCGAAGTCTTAGAGATAAGGTTACCGACCATGATAAAGCGCCCGCGTCCCACATCGAGAGCACCGAATAAGGCTTCTTTCACCCAGTCTGTGAGTGCGCGCACGCGGCGTTCGTTGCGACAGAGCTCATCGTCATCAAGGTCATCGATGACGATATAGTCTGGTCGTGCCTCTCGTTTGCGGAGACCACGTGGCGACTGCCCACGTCCTGCGGCCAGAAAATGGATACCATCCTTAGTGGTAAACTCCCCCTCCGTCCAATCGCCCATTGACATCTGTTTTCCAAAATCGGCGATAATACGCTTGTTATATTGGAGCTCGGCTTGGATATCACCGAGGAGTCGGTTTGCACTGTCCTCTGACTTGCCGACGATCACCATGAAGTCGATGAGCCTCTTGGGCTGGAACATGAGCCACAGTGGCGTGAAAATGTCCATGTGCGTAGACTTGGCGTGTCCTCGCGGCCACTTGAACACGGCCTTGAGATTCGGCGTATTCTTGACCTTATTAGCTGCAGCATTGTGAAAAGGCGCGTTGTGGATGGTACGGATAACCTCACCCGTAACCTTGTCGCGCAGCTGCAGGAAATGAGGGAAATAGTATTCGCAGAAAGCAGCATAGTCCTTCTGCAGCCTGCGGATGCGCTGCTCTTTCTGCGTAGCGTTTTCCCGGACAAGACTTTTTGTGTCGGTGATGCTTTGCACCTGCCGACAGTGTTCCTGCCACTCCTGTTGCATCTTTTTGAGTTCCGCTATCGTAGCCATCGTCCTTATTTAGATTGTTGAAGGATTCTGCATGCGCTCCATGAGGAACTTGTTTTGGTACTTGTTGATGGCCTTGATGAGTTCGGGCGTAATCTCCGGGTCGAAAGACGCCTGGTCCTGAATCCAGCGGTTGAAGGCCATAAAGACCTCAATGGCGTCGATGACATTCGCCTTTTTGTCGAGCTTCTCTATTGTTGCCGAGAGCTTGGAGAGCTTGTCGGCCAGTGAACCGATGAGTGTTGGATCCTCTGACTTGTTTACACTCTCTATCAAGCCGTCGATAGTAAGCAGGAGTTTGTTTACCAGTTCTGGGCGTGAGATGTTCTTTGCGGCGCGCGCTTCCTTCCATCCCTCGGAGGTGCACCATTTGGAGACGGTGACGCGCGATACGCCTAACTGATCGGCGATCTCTGTCTGCTCCATTCCAGAGAGGTACAATGACCTCCCGATGTTTTTTTTCTGTTCGATTTCTGCCTTTGTCATAAAAACCTTTTTTGGATTGTACTTAAAAGTACTGCAAAGTTGCCCCTCCTCGTGGTTTTTTGGAAAGAAGTGTGAAGTGATTGCATAGAATAGTGCAATGATTGCATAGTTTTTTTGAATCATATTATAAACCGCTGAATTTTGCATTGACAACAATAATCACAGCGCTTTGGTTACGGCGTATTAGATAATAAAATATGAGTAAAACGAAACGAGTAAGAATCAGCAATGAAAGCCTGAATAGTTACGGCACACGTGTATTAACATCAGGGATGGATGTTGAGCAGTACAATCGTAATCCTGTGTTGCTTTACATGCACGAGCGCGGGCAGGTAATTGGCTTAGTTAAAGACTTTAAGGTTGAAGGCGAGGAAATAACTGGCGAATTGGTATTTGACGAGGCTACAGAATTGAGCCGTCGTTGCAAGAAGCAGTGGGAGTTTGGCTCGCTGAAAATGGTGAGCGTTGGTATTGACATCATCGAAATGAGTGAAGCCCCTGAATACCTGGTTCCAGGACAAAGTAGTCCGACGATTACAAAGAGTAAGCTCTTTGAGGTGTCGTTAGTAGATATCGGTGCTAATGACGACGCGATTGTGCTGCGTAAAGACGGTCAGTGCATAGAGTTAGGCAAAGATGGCGGCACAGTACTGCCGCTACTGCATAATAAAAACAATCAAAAAACAAAAACAATGGATCAAGAGAAATTAGCCCTTGAGTTAGGCCTGCCCAAAGATGCCGATGAAGCTGCCATCAGTGCAGAACTGGCAAGGCTGAAGGCCAAAGGTACGGAGGCGGACAGTCTCCGTACGGAATGCGACACGCTGCGTGCCGCACGTATCGAAACCCTCGTGAACGCCGCCGTGGCAGAGAAGAAAATCGGTGAGGACAAGAAACAGCAGTTCCTGGAACTGGGAAAGAAGCTCGGTGCCGAAGACCTGAAGGCAACCTTTGATGCCATGTCGCCCCAGGTGAAGCTGGGGTCCATCGTAGGCAATCAGGGCGGAGCTCCGTCTGGAGGAAATGCCGAATACAAAAAGCTGAGCGAGGTTCCTGCTGCGGAAATAGAGAGACTTCGTACAGAGGACCCAGCTCGGTACAAGAAGCTTTTCAAGGCTGAGTATGGCTTTGATTGCGAAATCTAAATGTATAACAACAAAAATTAGAAAGCAATGACAAGAATG